TTTAATAAAAATCTTCAACCGTTATCATCCCGACAATAGATAACTGTCAAATGAAGGTTAGCCCTTTAAATAGGGTCGATTAGGTATATAGATAAATGCACGCCCATTTATTAACGGATATGCCTAATATTATAAGATTAGATAATCTTCCTCCAACAATAAGAGAATTACATTGTTCTAATAATCAAATTACTAGTCTAGATAATCTCTCACAGGCAATAACAGTATTAGATTGTTCTTTTAATCAAATTATTAGTCTAGATAATCTTCCACAGACAATAACAAAATTAAATTGTTCTTACAATAATATTACAAGATTAGATAATCTTCCTCCAACAATAAGAGAATTACATTGTTCTTTTAATCAAATTATTAGTCTAGATAATCTTCCACCAAAAATAACACAATTACGTTGTTCTTATAATAAAATTACCAGGCTAGATAATCTTCCACCAACACTTATATCATTATATTGTTATAATAATAAAATTACCAGGCTAGATAATCTTCCACCAACACTTATATCATTATATTGTTATAATAATAAAATTACTAGGCTAGATAATCTTCCACCAACACTTACAATATTAGAATGTTCTAATAATCCATTACAACATGATTTTGAACCTACATTAACATTAAAAAACCTTAAACAACACTAAAAACACATAAAATAAAAACTGAAATTTTATTGTGTATTTATATTTTTATATCTTTTTTAATTTAAAAAACAAAATTACAAAATTACAAAATTTTATGTATCATATATAGAGAGCCAGTAATATGCTAGAAATGAAACAGGAACACAAACATATTTTAATAGTTCTAATTCTAGCAATACTAATTATATTGCTATATAAGATATCAGTACCTCAAATAACCACTAAATTAATAACAGAGAACTTTAATAATACTACATATCCTAGTGTATCCTGTAAAAAAATCAAATTATCATCTACAGATAATAATATTTATTTATTTGGTATCTTATTTTATGATAACTCTGGCAAATTAATAGACCCAAATACAAATGGAACTTTTTTTGATTCCTCTTCGGTTTATAATAAATCACCTACAACTGGATATTATCCTCATTTAGCTGCTAAAGGAATTTATAATAGTTTTATTAAGACAGAAAACATTTCTAGAAATTTGTTATCTTTGCAAAATACGTTGATAAATTATAATACTTCCGACAATGCAATTAACATTAATTTTACTGATAATAATGGGCGCGCCGTTAATTTACCTACTAGTTTTGGAACCTGGAATATAAATCCAAAGTCTACGTGGGTATCTGCAACTAATGATACTTATACTAATGGTATTGGCAATAGCTATTGGATTATTACATTTCCAACAGAAATAAATTTATCAGCTATAGAGCTAATCGGTTTTACTAGTATTAATACTACTATGAAAATAGAAATTACAGATAGTAATAATACACCAACTTTTACACAAATATTACCTAAGACAACACCGCGAGACTATTATAGACAAATTGTTATTCCTTCTAATACCCCGGCACCTACAACTACGCAAGCACCAGCTACCACGCAAGCACCAGCTACCACGCAAGCACCAGCTACCACGCAAGCACTAGCAACCACGCAAGCACCAACAACCACGCAAGCACCAACAACCACGCAAGCACTAGCAACCACGCAAGCACCAGCAACCACACAGACACCAACAACAACACCATTTATAACAACACCCTATAATACACAATATCTAAATACAATTAAAAATCAACTTGATAATGGATATTCTATGTTAAATACTAACAGATTTACAATTATGGATAATCAATCAAGACTTGATAATCTAAATTCTCGTGTTAATAAATTATTGAATAATATTAACAAGTTAAATAATGAACCTAATCAAGATAAATCACAAACAAATAATTTAATTTTCTATTAGGTATTAAGCAATTTCTTTTTTCCAGAAAAACAGATATGAAAATAAGAAAGTTGAAAAATTATAGATATATGATAATTGAATATTACATTTTTCAAATTAGTATTAGTATTAGTAATAGTAATAGTAATGGCAAATAATTATCAGGATGAAGCAATTCCAATGGATGTTGATGTTGATGTGGACGTGGATTATGATAATGAATTATCAATCGAGAAACCAGTTAAAAAGCAATCTTATCGAAAACGCGCTATTCCAAAGACAAGGGTGCACTAAGTGCACCCGACCATTGCGCCATGCCATAAGCACGGCTTGACATTGAAAATAAATGTCTGGAATCACTATATTGGCAATGAAGTTGGTTCGGCTAGATGTATGTGTTGCCAGGAATGTGAAATAATCCAAGGCCACTTTGAAGCCGGCCACGTAATCAGCGAACGGGATGGTGGTGGAACAACTATCGAAAACTTGCGACCAATTTGTTCCCTATGTAATAAATCTATGGGTTCAAAACATATGATGGAATTTATGCGAGAATGTGGATATCGAAAACCACGCAATTGGAATCGCAAGATTATTAGTTCCATAAAGAAAGATGTTATCGTAATTGATTGATGATATCCAAGTGATAATAACACTAGCACGTTAGTTAACTAACAAGCTTATTAGTTAATTTCTGATATCATGTCTTTGTATCGAGCTCTTTCTTCTTCTTCCTTATCAAAAATCTTATCGTTATTTTCACAGAAATACAAAAAATTACTCAATTCTATGATTGTAGCCCTTTTAAGAGTAGTCAAATTTACAAAAATACCATTTTTATTAGTGCTATATTTTTCGTTATTTTTCTTAATAATCTTGAATATCTCTGCCAACTCATTTTCTGTAAGTATTTCAACTTTGTTTTTTATTTCCTGCAAGTTATATATTATTTTTTGACTTTTCAAATTATTAAGAATATTTTCCCTGCTAGTTGGGCTATTACTCTTTGCCGGTGGAATTAATTCCAAACTGGTTATATTAACCGGTTGTGGTTCACTTACACCATAAATTGTGATATTAGAAGTTTTTTTTGAGCCGAAATAAGAGTCTAGAGGACGGCTTTCTGTTTGAACGTAAATCTTATCAATGCGTTTTTTCTGTGGTGGCATATAAAGAATTAACAAAAAACTGATATGTTATTATATATAAAGTCTAAATTACTTATTCTAAGTTAACGCACTTCTAGGAGGATGATTATCGTGGCATATTACCAGTTGAAACTGTTGAGGGAATAAGACTTGAAAAATCGCCCCATTTTTCGCCCTTATTTGAAACATTTTGAGATAATGGCATTACTGGTATAGGACTGGTAATATCATCCATATATTTATTATATTGAAGTACGTTAGGTACAATTATCCGGACACATTCATCTATAACGTATTTATTTAATGTAGCTACCTGGCCTTCTATATCATATGATAGATTGCGACTATATTGTAAATACATACTTTTCATAATAATTTGCAATTCCTGATATGATTGGCGACTAATCTTCTTCTGGCAGGTCTTATATACTGCATCGATTATCTGCATCTGCAGACGTTCAATATTATCATTACTGAAATAAGTTCGTGAGAGAGCATTAGGAACTACTATATTGGAAATAATGCTAGTATCAGTTTGTTGTGGTTGATTTGAGTTCTTAAAGAGTTCATATGGGCGAATGGCTTCATCTGGTGCTATAAAAATACGACCATTAAATCCATTTTGCTGGGCGCGCAGCATAGGATCCATATTATCAACACTTTGAAATGAATCTAGATTAGCAAAACGGGAAGATTTAAATGACATTGTTATATGAGATACAAGTATAAGATACGAGTATAAGATACAAGTATGAATGGTGTGTTCGATCTATTTTATACTTAGATAATAGACTTGCTAGAATTAACTTGGTTATTTGTAGTGGTAAAAAACCTAAATATTTATTAAATTAGAAGCCCCTTAGAACATCAGCCGCCGGATATGTTAATTCTAGATATTCTACATATACCAATTGAATTTATAAGGGAACATCTCACTGGTTGGATTTTATTAATCATAGTAGTATTTATAATTTATTTTATTTGTTTAAGAAAGTATTATATTCAACGTGAGAAATTTTATGATGTCGGTGCACAACTTAAGAACCTAGAAGATATTGAATCCGCAGAAGATGATATTGATTCATCTATTAATACTACTAGTGAGGAGGAACATAAAAAAGACATGCGTAATGCTAGAAAGGAATATAAACAAGAACGAAAGGTCTTGAAAATTTCTAATAGGGTTGATGTGCAATTCAACCAGGATGATGAAAATACCACTTCTAGACATAACACCAGACGAAGCAAACAAGACAAACAAGGCAAACAAGACAAACAAGACAAACAAGGCAAACAAGACAAACAATGCAAACAAGACAAACAAGAAACAAAAGCAAAAGTGCTAGAAGGATTTGATAGTGATATATCAATCACCCCTAGTATAGCTGCCACATCTAATAGTAATAGTAGTGGTAATAATAGTGCTAGTGCTAATATGCCACCTATTGCAACTACTCTATTTGATAATCTTAATCTCAATGATACCCAAATACAAGCTTGCAAAGCAAATTACAATCAAGTAATCGCACAATTAATATCTGATTTAGGTAAATTAAGTGTTATGTATAGCCGGAATCGTTATCTAAATCTAAAAAAACAGTTTGATTCTATTCTAGCTAAAGGGGTTGACAATATTATGAATTATATTACACTGACTATTAAATCACCACGTATTTTAACACGAACCGCAATCCGGACAGAAGTTATTAGTACAATTAATAATACAATAGAGAACCTGATAGATAAGACAAATAAAGACCTCACCGCCGCAATGAATACATTAGCGATGATGAATTCTACGTCTATTGATTACAATTCACAACTACGTGGTATAAATGATTCTAGAGCATCATTAGAAAAATACATTGCAATTGATAAATTAGTTAATGAATTAGGACACAATATTAATGTTAGCCAAAGACAAATCTCTAGCATATTAGATAAATCATATATCCTGCCTATATATGAGCGTAATTTTGATAAGATTTCACAATTGGCAAAAAGTGATTTTAATGATAATGAGGGTAATCTAGCAATGAAATATAGCAAAGCATATGGCGATTTCTTAGAACAAGAAAAGAAGGAAGAACTAAATATAAATCCGCTTTCATTAGCCAGTCAAATAGAATCGGGTATAGTAAATATGCTATCCCGTATTGGGGATTCTAATAGCGCCAAGTCAACATCTAAGTCGAATGAAATCAAAACCATAGCTAACATAACCGGGGAATATGGTGATGATTGGTATGTCAGCAATGGTGAATTAAAAGAACAAATGACAAGGGTGCACAATATGCGCCCGACCATTACGTCCCAACATAGTCAGGGCTTGACACGTGATTATGGATTTACGAATGATTATTCATATTCGAAAAATGGTATCAGCCAGGTTGCAAATAATCCTATTCCAAAGCAGGAATTATCAGGTGGATTGTTAGGTGGATTAAATAAGGAAAATATATTTAGTGATCCTAGCAATCGTGGTTCATATATGATTAATAGCAAAGCGCAAGAGGATATTCTAGAAGGATTCGCAGATTCTAATATTAACAATACCGGAACAACAACAACTACAACAACAAGCCCAGCAACCACAACACGCCCAGCAACAACACGCCCAGCAAATACAAAATCGCAAACTATAAACCCTAGTTCAACTAGCCCAAGTCTTATAAAAGCATTTGATGATTCCAATCTTAATAAAAAGAGTAAAAAACAAGATAGCGGAACTGATATAACATCTAAATTATTTAGTGGTGATTTTCTTCAATATATGCTAGATACTATAAATGGATATATGACCGGTGGTTATGATGTTTATAAAAATCAAATAAATAATTATCTAGGAGGTGTTTATAGTCCGGGGGGATTTAAGCTAGAAGATAATATGATACCTGCCGGTTTTGCATTATTCATTCTAAGTATGTTATTATATTTTGTAGATGTTAGTTCCTAGAAGAAACAGACCACACCACCCACCTATATCATATGAATCCATATTAAAATATCAATACATCAATATATCAATATATCAATATATCAATATATCAATATATCAAGATATCAAGATAATCAAAAATATTTATATAAATTAAGATATATTATCATATTACACCTATCAAAAAGCGAAAAGCAAAATGAATACTCACGATTGCACCTTTCTCGGCCTTCATAACTGGCATAATCATATGTTCGAGCATCTAGGTTGGATGGCGATGGCTCAAAAACATCATAATCAACTCAAAATGGATGCCTTTATAGATGGTGTTAACCGGCTACACGAATGCCTAACAAATAAACTACGCAAAACCCGAGATTATGATAGAAAGCAAGACTTAGCTATTCTTCTAAATAATACTATATGCCTTAAGGATTGTGCGCATGCACTTATTAACAGTACCACGGTTGAAGATAAGGGTAAATGTGTTGCGGGAGAAGCTCACGAGGCAACAAACTGTGGTCTAGCCCATTGGATGAAAGTCAAATTTGAAAAGCTAGGGTGGATGTGCCTAGCAATGGATCACGGTAATCATCTCAAGGTTAAAGCCTATTTAGATAGTATTCAACGCCTAAAAGCATCGTTGGAAAAGAAGATAAAGGAAGTCAAGGAAACTGACCGTAAAGATGACCTTAAAATTCTTCATGATGATGTATGTGTGCTACAAGGTGCCGCACATAAACTACTATCAGAGGAAGGTCATAAACACCATATGCAACATTCTAGCCACCGCCGGCACCAAACCCATCATACCAAAAAAACCACACATAATTAAATTTTATTTAAATTTTAAATTTGGAATCGTGCATAACTTATCTCTAGGATTTTTTTATTTTTTAAATTCCTCTTCTAGAATAGTGTTATTTAGAATAGTGTTATTTAGAATAGTGTTATTTAGAATAGTGTTATTTAGAATAGTGTTATCTAGAATCATTGATACAAAATGTTTAATTCAGTAATTGGTAGTTATACTAATACCGATAATTTAGATTATTCTTCTGCCTCTAGAGATGCACCATTCCGCGGGGATAAAGTTGCACCAGGTGCTATGGAAAATAGCTTGCAATTACAAGATGAAACCCTAGCACCAGATTATATTCCTCCCAATACTAAAATAAAAAACCACGTCGTAGTAATAAATAGCATTGACCGTAATTGGACATATTCAGCTAATCCGGAAACTCCCTATAAATTCAAAGTCAAACTAGGTGGTTCCTCTAGAGACCGTTTTTCCATTGTATCACAAGATTATAAGAATGTTATTGCCTTTTCAGTAGATAAAATCATATTACCTAACAGGGTATGCCAAGTTGGATATACCTCAAACCTCGCACCACGGCTTAATGATAATCCTTATTTAGCAGTAGCTATGCAGGGGATTAATTTCTCCAGCTACGGTACTAATAAGACACTTAATGAAACGCTAGGTATTTATACACCTTTAATACCACTTCCAATTACGCTTTCGGATATTTCTTATCTAGAGTTTAAGAATACTAGTATCCAAAGGAAGGAATATTCTCCGGCACCCGAAGGATATATATCCCTGCTAGATATATCAATAACGAATCCGGGTGGTGTATTAGCATCTAATCTAAATGATGTGCTAAGTATATATTCTATTCATTTGAATACTAGCAATACTATACCTATTTCTATCAGTGATACGCTAGTAATACAAACTAGCACTTATTTTAATTCTGCAGAATTCCATACTGATGATTTAATTCAAGTCAAAGGATACCAATATCATAATATGAGCTATGATGAATCCGCACAGTTTAATAACTGGATCAATGCTAGCAGCGGGCATTATGTTCTAAATATTGGAAAATCAAGTCCTTCTACAACTTTATATAATCAATTAATAATACCAATGCCGGCAACCCTATCACGGACGACGGGTAATCTAGCAGTGGATGATTGGTTCTCTAGCTTCGTAATGAAATCTCTTAGCAACGTTGCTATACAAGACAGTGGCGGGCAGTTGATAAATGCCAATACCCAATCCCATATGGTAGTCAATATAAAAACATTAGAAAAAAATGATAATCTCTTCTTCAAAGATTTTGATTGATGATGCATTTTAATAGATTTGTTAGATTTTGTTGTGGTAATTATACTATACTATCTACTATCTACTATCTATTCAAAAACTAGCGCTCTTAATTTTGCTAGACCATAATAATGCAAATCACTTTCTATCTTTGCTAGAGTATAGCCATAGTCTTCAATATTACAATTTTCCTCTTGTTTTTGTTTTAGTTTTAGTTTTTGTTTCAACGTATTAATATATTCTGCCGCTTCTATAAGTGTTTTATTACCTAGAAGATAATCACGAAAATATGTATTGAATAGTTCACTATCTCTAAAATGAGAATATTTATTACCTAATTGCCGGCTAGACCCATCAAATAAATGATTTTGTGGTTCTAGAATATTAATAAATCTGGTAGAAAAGGTACGCACAACACCATTTATATTCAATAATGGATACAACAAATCTAACTTTACGATTAAATTTGTCATTTCCAATTTAGTTAACAATAGATGAAAACGTTCATATCTAGAGTAATCCGTATTAAATACCTTATCAAAATCTTTATAATTATAATCATTTATGTAGTCAATAATTAGATTGAAATCGGGCAGGTGCTCCATATATTCTATGGTATGATTCCCATTATTAACCTGTTTCTTAATTACGCCAGAATGTATATTAAGTAGATTATTAGTAGGTTCTTTTTCTATTAGAGATTTCAAATTAAAATGATATGTATGGCCGTTTACAATTACTCCCGATGGCTGAAATTTGTCTACATCACTATGTTCTCGACAAGATTTTGATTTTTTAATTAGATTAGTAAAAACTACTTGGACGTATTCTTCAGGTTCTTCATTCATAATATGCTTTTTGCTATGCATTTTATATGTTTAGTTATTGTATCTTTTTTATTAATTGTATCTTTTTTTGTAAAGTATCTCTGGTATATAAATAAATTCAATTTTTTAATTATTTTTTAATAATTTTTTAATTTTTAAATAATGAACTAACCAATAGAATAATGAAAACAAAATAAGACAAAATGAAAACAAAATAAGACAAAATAAGACAAAATGAAAATAAATAAGCAAAAATAAAAATACTAGGCAATCGAGAGTACTATGCCTAATAATTACGCATCATCCACTTCCGGAAGATTAATTGGTGTATGCAATCGGGAAGTTGCGGGCGTAGTTGCTGCAGAATCGCGTTTTCTAATAACTACTTTCTTAGGTGCTGGTTTTGCCATTTTTGATTCTATATCCTTTGGATTGATATCCATATAATCGTAGAATTCATCCATATGTTTCTTGTATTCAGTTTCAAACACCCCTAAATCTGCATCCCATAAATCCTTATCTGTTTTAGCCTTTAGAATGGTTAACTCTTTAATCTTTGTTTCTTTTTCTTGCAATAATTCTTCTACCTTTTCTTTGGTAAGCGAATAAATTGGCATTCGAATAAGATAATCATAATTACCATCATCTTTTTGTTGCTTTGTGGCACGCTCTAGCAAAATTAATTGGTCGCCGTCAACCATAACTGGATATCCCAGTTTTTGTAGCTGGGATACTACTTCCACTCGAGGTACATTACGAATTAGGATTACCTCATTGATTACATCTATAATGAATCGCGCCCGTGTAGAAAGCATAAATACTTCCCGGTCAAGAATTTCAATAAGATAATCCCGTCGCTTGGTGTAATACGTCAGTCGATGTGTGTAGTAATATGTGAGGATTTCTTCAGGAGATTTAAAATTTTTCAACCGATTATTCTCATCATATAGATTCATAGTCCTAATGCACGATAACTTGCTAGATAGACAAAACAATTTCTCAAATTCAGAAAGACCTTGTTTATCTACCCCTTGCATTAGATTATTTAACACTAGCGGGTCAAATATGATAGTAAACCGGACTTGCGCTTCCGATGATTCATTTTTATATGTTTTAATTAGTTTACCAGTAGAATCTGCAAATTGCGCCCATTTAGGTTTCTTTGCTTCCGCTGTAGGTGTTTTAGTTTTCTTCTTATCACTAGAGGCATCTCCGCCAGTCTTAAATCCAGCTTCATACATATCTAGAATATTCTTAAAGTCTTGCGTCCAGGTTCCTATCGGTAATTCTGTAATCTCAACCGTAGTAGAATCCAATACGCGGTATTTACCTTTTGTTATCCATTGATTGGCGGCCAATCTGCGAATTGAACCAGTAAATCCACGATACCACGGAGTCATTTGTACTACTTCCTCACCTAGCATAAGTCGCCGAATATTATTCAATATATCCAAAGGATTAAATTGCGGAATTTCACTAGACCATCCAGTACCAATTCCAGTAGAACCATTAATCAATACAATAGGCATAATAGGCATAAAGAAGACAGGTTCTACTGTGGCGCCATCGTCTTCCGTTAGTTTTAATAGAGGATAATCATCTTTATTAAATAAGACGTGTGTAATTTTGGAAAGATAAGTATGAATATATCTTGGTGCTGCAAAATCATGACCGCCATGCAATCTAGTACCTAATTGACCCTCTGGCATCAACAAATTAACATTATTGGTTCCTATATAGTTTTGGGCGAGATTAACAATCGCACCGTTGAGACTAGCTTCACCGTGATGATAGGCGCCGTGTTCTGATACATATCCGGCCAGCTGTGCAACCTTGATTTCCGAACGTAGATTGCGTTTGAAAGAACAATATATAATTTTACGGGTACTAGGCTTCAAACCATCAAAGACAGATGGAATACTGCGATGATTATCATAATTACTGAAATGAATCAAATCCTTATTGATAAAATCGCTAATACTCACCCGGGATTGATTGATATCTAGAATAGAATTTCCGTCATAATTTAGAAGCCAGGTTTTGCGGTCATCTGCACGATCTTTATTAAAAGCCATATCTACTGTTCCGGAAGCAAGATCATCCCAATGATAGGTAACAATCTTGAAATTCTTAAAGTATTCTTTACCTTCAGCAGGAGTGCTAGAACCCAACCCTTTATAATACTTAGTTTCATAGCCGCGCCCTTGGTTATGTGATTGTAGCCATTCCCTATAAGCTGAAAGTGTATAGAAACTAATAGCATTCATTTTACCCTTCTTATCT